CTTTCTGCCATACAGAGCAGTAATATCCGCCACATTAACTGCTGCAGGCGCGTAACGTTTTTGCACTAATTCCCAAAATTTTATACACGTCTCCAACAACATTTTCTGGATTTCTACGTCCTCTCTAATTGTATAAATTTCCGGCACGGTGCCGTGAAATGAAACAGGAAGATCGGTGATGGTCCGACCGGCCATCATCATATAAAATTGTACCTGAGTCTGATAATAAACCGGGATCTGATCGGTGCCGGGGTTCCCCCAGTCAACGGATGACCGTGCCGTCTTGATCTCAATTACTCTGTCCGGGGTCAGACCATCCAGGTGGGCGATCAGGTAGGGATATCGGGGGTGCTGTAATGGGCCGGGCACAGCGACTGTCTGACCCGTATATTGCTCATACCATTGCAGTATAACAGGTTCAACCATGCGCCCGTAAGCCATGGCTGGATTATCGGGCGAGCCAGCCGATTCACCGATTTTTTCTAAATAAATTTGCAGCGGTGTTTTCCACGGCGACACGCCACAAATAGCGGCTACGTCTGAACCGCCGATTCCTTTTGTTCTATCCATTTTTTCTCCTTTGGCCCCTATCGGGGCCGTTGATGTCCAGGCCGTAAGGCTTGGATATTCCCGGATGCGCCGGGTCGGTTGCTTTCTTCCACGGCATAAATCATATTATTTGCCAGATACCATCTCTCTAAATTTGGCAGCTTGAGCGGCCTGTATGGTTTTCCGTGCGGCATCTTCTGCGACCCATGTGGCGGCCTTTGTGTCTCTTGTGGTTTTCCGTGCAGCCCATGCGGCGACCCATGTGGCGATTCCTGTGGCGATCCCTACGACGTTCTTTGCGACATTCTTTGCGACGACCCCTGCGGCCACTAGGGCGGCCCTTTCGGCCAGTGTGGCGGCCTTTTCGGCCAGTGCGGCTTCCCGTGCGATATCTCCTGCGATGCATGCGTCCTCTGTGGCGACCCCTGTGGCAATCCCTGCGACGGCCCTTGCGGCGGCCCCTGCGGCGGCCCTTGCGGCACCCCATGCGTCCTCTGCGGCGTCCTTTGCGGCGGATAGTTCTTTATCGGTGGCCTGTCCGTTAGCGTATCTCTCAGCTACACCGAGAGCATTTAAACTTCGTTGATCTGTCATCAGGTATTGCCCTTGCCGTGCGCACCACACAGCATACAGTCGCCATACCCGATTATACTCTGGTGCAGCATAGCAGCACCAGAGAGCATCCTCCAAGCCATTGCTGTCGAGGATGACGCTAAAAGGCAACGATTCATCATCTAACATGGTTTTGCCAAGATATTTTAATAGTTTTTTCCATCCTCTGGAACCTATATTGCACATTTGAATTTTGTTTAGCGTTGTTGTCAATTGCATTTCTCTCTCCTTTTTGTTTTCCCGGATGCGCCGGGTCGGTTGCTTTTTCCTGCGGCATAAATCATATTATCTGCCAGATACCATCTCTCTAAATTTGGCAGCTTGAGCGGCCTGTGTGCTTTCCCGTGCGGCATCTTCTGCGACCCATGTGGTGGCCTCTGTGTCTCTTGCGGTTTTCCATGCGGCCCATGCAGCGATCCTTGCAACGGCCTGTGCGACGGCCCTTGCAGCGTTCTTTGCGGCCAGTACGGCGGCCAGTGCGACTTCCCGTGCGGCATCTTCTGCAACCCATGCGGTATCTTCTGCGACCCGTGCGTCCTTTGCGGCGGCCCATGCGGCGTCCCTTGTGACGGCCCATGCGTCCTTTGCGGCGGTCCATGCGGCGGATAGCTCTTTATCGGTGGCCTGTCCGTTAGCATACCTCTCGGCCACATCGAGAGCATTCAAACTTCGTTGATCTGTCATCAAGTACTGTACTTGCCGTGCGCACCACACAGCATACAGTTGCCATACCCGATTATGCTCTGGCATAGTATGACAGCACCAGAGAGCATCCTCCAAACCATTGCTGTCGAGGATGACGCTAAAAGGCAACAATTCATTATCTGCCACGGTTTTGCCAAGATGTTTCAACAGTTTTCTCCAACCTTTAGAGCATGGACTGCACATTTGGATTCTATTCAGCGTTGTTGTCAATTGCATTTCTCTCTCCCTTTTGTTTTCCCGGATGCGCCGGGTCGGTTGCTTTCTTCCACGGCATAAATCATATTATTTGCCAGAGACCATCTCTCTAAATTTGGCAGCTTGAGCGGCCTGTACGGTTTTCCGTGCGGCATCTTCTGCGACCCATGTGGCGGCCTTTGTGTCTCTTGTGGTTTTCCGTGCAGCCCATGCGGCGATCTCTGCGACGGCCTGTGCGACGACCCCTGCGGTGTCCCCTGCGATGACCCTTGCGACGACCCCTGCGGCGTTCCTTACGGCCAGTGCGGCTTTCCGTGCGGTATCTTCTGCAATCCATGCGTCCTTTGTGACGGCCCATGCGTCCTTTGCGGCGGCCCATGCGTCCTTTGCGGCGGCCCATGCGGCGGATAGCTCTTTATCAGTGGCCTGTCCGTTAGCATACCTCTCGGCCACATCGAGAGCATCCAAGCTTCGTTGATCTATCATCAGGTACTGCACTTGCCGTGCACACCATATAGTATACAGTCGCCATACCCGATTATGCTCTGGTGCAGTATGACAGCACCAGAGAGCATCATCCAAGCCATTGCTGTCGAGGATAACGCTAAAAGGCAACGATTCATCGTCTGCCACGGTTTTGCCAAGATATTTCAACAGTTTTCTCCATCCTTTAGAGCATGGATTGCACATTTGAATTTTATTCAGCGTTGTTGTTAATTGCATTTCTCTCTCCCTTTTGTTTTCCCGGGTGCGCCGGGTCGGTTGCTTTCTCTCGCCTTTTGTCTCATAACATATATCCTCATTTCCTGCTTGTCAAGTTTTTTTTTAACACTTTTTTATTTTTAGCCTCTTTTTTCTAAGGCTTGATTTTTGTTGTGTTTTTTTATTCTGGGTACATTTGTTCTTCTATGATGTAAAAAAATAGTTGACAAACAGTTTTTATGCCATAGAATATATGGCATGGGAAAAACAGCACTACGACAATATCTTGATTTAACCGGCCTCTCATATCGCGAGGCTGCCCGTCGCACCGGGCTAACCCATCAGTCCGTGTTTATGCATGCCCGGGGCAAAACTCCTATCGGCGCGGCCAGCGCCCTGATTTACTACAGAGTATTTGGGATTAGCCTGGAAAAATTGCTGGCAGACAAAGCTATGCCCCGGCCCAAATGATTTTTTTGAAAAACCACAGACGGCAAACATGAAAGTCAAAATATCTACTGTAATAAAAAAAATACTGCTAGCTGCGGTTATCATAATGCTGGTTAAGCTGCTTTTCCGCAGCGGTTTTCTCGGGTTGCGGGACTGTCTGGTTTGGCTGATAGAGAACTGAGACGCTGCTAAGTTTTAGCAGATGGCCACGCCAAAAAACGTTCAGAATGCTGGGCTGCTTGAAAATAATAAAGACAAAATTATGGTTCCCCAAAAAAATATCAAATACGCACACCCTGACCAGATATAGGTTTGGCGACAACGGCAACGAAGGGATCTTCTTGGCGTTCCCTATTATATCATTGTCAAACTGGTGGGGTGCGCACTTTTTTTAAAAGGGGTTTATAATGAGTGGCGGATATTTCGATTACAAAGATCATCACATCCCGGCATTTTTCGCTTGGCATAAAGAATAAAATGGAAACAAATTTTGAAATAGCCATGGATACAGTTTTAAAGCACGAAGGTGGTTATACTGGAGATCATGCAGGCGCTACAAAATATGGAGTAACATTAAGATCTCTTAATATTGATATAGACGGTGATGGAGATATTGATTCCGGTGATATCCGGGTTATGACGTTAGCGGATGTTATGCGGTTTTATAGAAGAGAATGGTGGGATAAATATAATTTTGATAAAATTGATAATAGTCTTATTGCTACTAAATTTTTTGATCTGGCAATTAATATGGGGATAAAACAAGCCACATTGATTGCTCAAAGAGCCTTGCATGCTTGTAGTTGCCCTGTAAAAGAAGACGGACTGCTTGGTGATCAGACTTTTAAAGCCATAAATC